TTTGATGTAAGTGCCATTCGGTAAGAAGCTAGACGGTTTACTTGCGGTATTACGTGGCGAAGGGCAGCAAAGATACTGTCTCCAACGTCTTCAATGCCGGGAATCTCACGAGTTCCGTCAATCGTGTCCTTCAGGCTGTAGTTCATTACGCCGGGGTTATTACCGATAAGACGTATAACAACAGGGAAGTTTACCGCAAACGTATCCGTAGGCTTCTTGGCGTACTTGTTGTCGATGATGACAGCGTTCATGCGCTTGCCATTTTGCGTCCAGTAGTAATCAACCACACGGGCTAACTCATCTTCGTCATCTGCGTAACTTTGAGGTGAGTCTTCTAGGTCAAATACAAATTTGGGATACTCTTCGCGAATATCCTGTCGTGACCTTTGGGTGATAATTGCTGCCCATAAAGGCTCGCCACGGCCTTTTTCAAACACTAAGTTACGTGGATCAATAGGAACAATGTCAGGTAGTGTTTCGCCTTCTGCATCTTTTATTAGGACTGATCGAGTGCCAATCCATCCTCCACGAACAACAGCATTCCAAGCATTCTCGCCCTGTACGGTAGAGTTCATGCCGCTTGATTGCAGGCGTTCATCTGCCATTTCCAGAATACCGATACACCAACGCTCGTATGCGTTGTTCTTGTCTCTGAACTCCTCGTTGTCAGCGTCATCCATAACACGGACAATTCGCTCTGCGTAGCCCACACCATTAGAGACTTTGCGCGCCAGCACCTTTGCAAAGTTGGTGGTTATAGCGTCTTTTTGCTGAATGCCTTCTGTGGCAATAGGCACGAACGGGGTGTTCTTCCAGCCCCAGTCGTAATCGCTATCCATGAAGGCTGTTCGCTTCTCAAAGACTTGTTCTTTACGATCAATCTTATTAAGAATGCGTTCAATAGAGCGTTGGTCTTTCTTAGATGCCATTACTTATTGTTTCCCATGCGACGCAATCGTTCTTCTCTTGTAATCACATTGATTTTCTTAGCTTGATTGTAGGCTTCTTTACGCATTTGCCACGCTAACCCGACAGCCATTGGGTAGTCATCGTGAGTCCCAACCATGCCCTCAATCCGTCCATCTTTGTCAGGGTTCCTGATTACTGAGGAAAACTGATTTAGTCCAGGCTTGCTTGGAACAATAATCAACCTATCACGAACAGCTTCAATCAATTCGCCCCACAGGACGGTTCTTGTTCTAGCATCTGTACGCCAACCGTACTTACCAGATGGCTTACCTTGAGCGTTTCTTCGTTCGTACATGCGAGGATATTTGAGTGACTCTGCTTTTTTCAGTGTCAACTCGCCCCAGTCGTTATCTTCAATAGCCCAAATCGGGTACTTGTAATCTTCTAATAGATTGACAGATTCCATCGCAAAATGTTCAGGCGCAATGGTATTTGAGTAGATATCAGCAACAACGTATCCGGTTTCAACGTCAATAATAGCAGTAACAGAATAATCTGCGCCAGTTCCGTGGGCTGTGTCACTGCCTGCGGCGTACCGTTTGCCGACTACGTGCTTCTGGTAGATATTCGCCACACCGTTTCGCGTTTCGATTGGCAATTTGGTGTCGATTTCCATTGATTCGATAGCGTCAACATCAAATGCTGCCATCACTCTTGATGGGCGTAATGCTTCTTCTGCTGTTTCTGGGTGTTCTTGCTCCATATAGAGTTCAGGAGACATACCGTCAGTAACAGGTGCTTCTCTTTGCACACGGTCGTACCATGTTTGGTCACGATCTGGCCTAGACTTCCACCCACTGAAGATGCTCTTGAATCCATTTTCAGGAGCGCGCCGGTGAATCTCTTTGAACAGAGTGCCAGCCTTCTTTTTATTGACTGTGGAACACTGAATGAGTTGCCCCCCTTGGTCAATCGTTGGCTTGATTGCGGCGTAGTTGAGATCAAGATTATCGTGGAAATCAGCCTCATCTTGAATAACAAGGGTTGCAGTTTGCCCACGACCAGCCTTTTCCGTGGAAGGAAGGGCAGTGATCTGTGCTTTCATGGCGGGGAATTCCATTGTGGTGTCGTTATCTCTACCAAGCCCTACTTTTAGGTGCTGAGGGAGGTTATCGTGAACGATTCTTGCTTTATTCAAGAACGCCACAGACTCAAGCTGCCCCTGAGAGAACGCTAGGACGTTTGCGCCCTCTTTATACATGGCGGTCCAGAGGGCATAAGACGCAAGTATCCACGAAAAGCCCAATTGTCTAGATTTGAGGACGTTTATGAGTCGCTCCTTATCAAGTTCCTTGCAAAACTCGATCAGGTAGCCCCATTTCTCAAACTTGATGATGCCACCACGGGACGTTGCGGTTGGTGGTTCGAGAATTTTCACAAACTCCAAGAAGTCTTCAAACGACCTGGAGGCTAAAGCGAGTTCTATGTCCTGAATAGTGACTGTTTTAGTTGTCATGTGGCTTTATTCCTCGCTGTTTTCGCTTTTTCGGGCTTATCGGTGCAATATTTGCAGGTATCAGTATCTTCTACTGCTGCGTAGATGCAGCCGTTCTTGCACGTAGCAAACCTCGTAGCTTTCAGGTTCGGATAAAAGTGCATAGGACCGTCAAGACTCCTCAATTCAGCACCTCTACGTCATTCTTTGCTGCGTTTTTTGCTGAAAGTTCTTGATGACTGGCGCGGAGTTGGTCAAGCGAGAACTCTTGAAGTTCTGTTACATCGTGAGTTGTGTAGGTTTCCACCTGATCCACGAACATTCGGAGTGATTTGCCTAGAAGTTCGAGTGCCCTGATCTTATCGCTGTCTTTTTCTGCGTCTTCGGCCAAGTCGTATAACCCTTTAAGGACGTACATGCGGTCGATCTTGTCTTCTGCGTCCTTAAGAGCCTCTAACCGGAGTATCTCATTAACAACAATCGGACTCTTCATGAGGCGAGAACCAGAAACGTCCGCTCCATTTGGAGAGTATCCCGCTGCAATCGCTGCCGTACTTTGCTTGCCAGTCCTCACATATTCACGAGCAAATAACTTGCGTCGCATCTCGTGATGATCTGCCGCAACCGATTTTTTAGCCAAAATTACTCTTCCTATCCTACTTTTTCTTATTGACACAACAATACCACAAGGCTTACGGTAACCCTCGAAGACATGAAGGTAGTCAGTGTGTATTTGTTACCCGTTGGGAAGCAGTCATATCACTGACACCAGATATGTCTTCAACTGCCACCAACGGGTATTTTTTTACCCAAGGCAGTAACAAGGCGATTGGTTGCCTAACAAAACCAGTGGGGCTTCAGCCGAGCATGGACTATACGCCATACGTCTGAAATCAACATAGTCGGGAATTATCAAAGCAATTCCAACAAAGCAGCAGGTATCCTGGTCTAGCGACGCAGAACCTCTACCACCCGACAGTAGTAATGCGGAAACAAACTCTTAATGCCCCTTGGGGGGGTAGGGGGGGCTTAACCAAGCGAACTTCCGCAACCGTCTGGGCTTTTGGTTACCAGTTACTTTGCTACTCCAGCAAACCTGTAGCTATTCACACCGTAGCACCAAGCGTAGGTGTTAATAGTGGCGTTAGTAACACCAAGTAATCACTAGTAACAACCCTTAGTAACACTGTGAATAGCGTGTTATTAGGCAACTTCTTAGTTCAACTAGATCACTTGTCGTAGAACTCCTAGTCGCTTCGCTTCCTCAAGCAAACAAGTGAACAGGCCAACTAGGAGAAAACCGAAAACTTGCTCCGTGATTTATGTGGGTTCACCACCACACAACACACAACCACAACAAGACATACCACCCCCCAACAACAACCAACACACCACCGCAAGCACCACACACCGCTACCCATCACCAACACCAACCCAGCCAACTCAGCCAACTCAACCACGCAAGCCCACCACGTCGAGCCAAGCCAGCCTCGCGCTTGCGTCCTTGCCCGTGCCCGTGCGCCTGGCTGCGTCCTCTGGCTGCATTTAGAGCAACGTCAGCAGCACCAGCCGACCAGCCAACCAGCGGCCAACCAGCCAACCAGCCAGTCAGCTGTAGCACGTCAGCATCACTCACCATCACGTCAGCCTAGCAAACCACCACCACGGCCCACCATGTGACCGAATACAGCTAGCACGGCGTTAACTGTTAGCCGGTAAGCATTGGATAGCCTGTAACGTCTGAATCAGGTAATGAATGTACATTGGGTTATATTGGTAGTTGCTATTCTCTAATTGTGTGTGTACAGTGGTTAACCAGCAACGCAAACAAGTTATGGAGTAAATACGATAATGAACAAATCACAAGTCATATCAGCATGGGCAAACGGTCGATACGGCCGAACTGGTAACGGTAGCCTAACAGCTGACAGTAACGGCCAGCTTAGAAGCTACAACTTAGTGATCGGTATGCGAACTGATAACGGTTTGATCGTCGGAGATTTTACCGCATCGGGTAGTTTCTACTCTATGACCACATCGCACCACGTCAGCAACGCTCGACGGGTTGCTAGGTTAGTCGATACGTCAGAAGTGACAGCCGCTCTTAACGCTAGCTTGTAACAATCAAACAATCGGAGATTATGAATATGACAATAGTATTGAATACATTCGACTTTGATAACTTGGGCACGTTAGCAGAAGTCGCGAACCTACTAAGGAATCAAGGGTTTTTCATCAAGGTAATTAGTAACTTCGGTCACGCTCACAAATTTTAGTCGAAACGGGGTAACCCGTATGGCGCATACAGCGTCACTGATGAGACTTAACGGAGATAATACGAAATGAAACCTATTAAACTTGGAATACGCAAGAACGGATCACTCCGACTATGGATCGAAGGCGCGCGACTGTTCAAGGCCGGATTCAATTCTGGCGATAAGTTCGCCATGGATGAATTCGATCACGGGATCATCATTACAAAAGACGATAACGGTAGCCGTACCGTATCAGGGAAGCCGCGCGCAAACGGCAAACCACGGCCGATAATCGACGTTCACAGTAGCGCATTTGCCACGCTGTTTCCAAGTGGATTAGTCAACATAGAATTCGGACCACATCAACTAATCGTTAGGGATTCTAACGATGCAGTAACGCTACATAACGCAGCGTAAACAATCGGAGTAAATACACAATGCCAAACATAGAATACCGCGGGCACGTAACACTTCCAGTCGCAGCATGTAGCCGCTATGACGGATTCGGAACTATCAACGGAGTTCACGTTTGCCGTTGTGGTGAACCAGCCGCCGCCCACAAGAACCGAATTCCGCTACAACCTACCTGCGCGGAATGTGGCAGGATATTTGATCTCTGCGATACCGTAGACGTTGAAGAATGGACGTACGGCCACGACTGCGAAAACTAGCACCACATTGGGCGAGCGTAGCAGCAAAACGCTGTTGCTACGTTGTCCCGTTGCAAGCTAGCAACGAAATAAACCAGGATTCGGAGATATTTTAGAAATGTCCTACCTAACACGCGACGAAATAGACCAAAGGGATTTAAACAAGATAATGCCCGCGAAAATAGAACTAGGTACGCTGATACATGGCACTCTACGTGATGAGGATTTACTCCAAGCGTTCTCGGATGAACTAGCGAGAATTGATGAGCCTAAATTCCGCGAAGTTATCAAAGCTGATGCTCACCTATTCGCAGAATCAGCAAACTTAACCACTGAGGAAATAGTTGAGGAACTAGGCGAGTACGTTACCGACGTTATCAACGATCTAATGGACGCG